ATGACAAATCAACGCGTTCAAGCGAAAAACGATGCTTTCCGCAAAACCGTTATGTTCGCGCCCCACCCCGACGGTAAAGCCGTCATGACCCCCGGCGTGGCGAGTCTCGGCAGCGCGGTGTGTGCTTGGATTTACAAGCAGATAGCCGAGTTCGATGACTTTACCGAGGACAACGATCCCTACGGGGATCACGATTTTGGGAGTGTAGCCGTCTCGGTTTCTAATCTGATGACGGATGCAGATGAAACGCATAAGGTCTTTTGGAAGATAGACTATTATGAGGATGCCGATATGGAATTTGGGGCAGAGGATAAGCTGAACGCCTACCGCGTCCTCGTTATCATGCTTTCAGAGGAGTATTAGCATGAGGGAGACCCTCAATTTCTATTTCACGAACCCCAGACCGACACCGCTGCGTCCGATAGAGGTAGAAAACCACCGAAAGGTTATCTGCCTCCTCCAGCGACGTGGCGTTGATAACGCGCACCGGCTCAGTTATGATGCAGGTAGAGAGTTGCTGGCGAAACTCATAGCCGCCGAGGTCCGCGAGAAAAAATAACCCTACCTTTATTGGAGGATGAACGTATGAAAAAAGTTGTAGTTGAGGTTGAGGATAACCGACTCGATGATGATGCTTTTCGGCAACTTATAGGGGTATTCCGATACCTCACCGAAGCACAATGCCAGAAAGCGTTACGGGTGTTAGTGCTGGCACAACCCGCGGAAGACGCTGAGCAAGCGATGTTGGCACGGATTGCCGATTTCATTGCGTTCGGTGCGAAGTATAGCGATATGCCGAGAGCAGAAGCCGTCGCTCAATTTAAAGAGCAGTTGACAGTCGAGAACTTACGCGAGGCTTGGAACAACTGTGAATTTTAGGAGATCGCGAGTGAAACTCGCTCCTACCAAAGAGGAGGTTTTTTGAGAGATGCCAAAAGTTTGGAATAAGCGAAAGAGGTTGGAACCGAAACCATTAGACGCTATCTATGTAGGGCGTCCATCACGCTGGGGCAATCCGTTCCGGTCCCCAGAAGATGGCACGCGTGAAGAAGTGATTGCGAAATTTGAAACATACGCTTTAGAGAAGCTTCGGCGTGAACCGGACTGGTTGAAACCACTGGTGAGCAAGGACTTGGTGTGCTGGTGTGCGCCGCTTGCCTGCCATGCCGATGTGTTGTTACGGCTGGCTAACGAGGAGGCTGATAGTGATGCCCAAGAATTTTAACTACTACAAGATGGGCGCGGTGGCTTACCTCTTCATAAACGAACCGGATAAAACCGTGAAGGAGATCGCCGATGCGGTCGGCATCCGCGAAAACACTGTCCACCAATGGCAAGCGAAAGGTGAATGGGATAAAGCGTTAGATGCGTTCAACTTCACCGGCGACAGAAGCCTCCGCAGGAAAGCTTCCCGCGACCTTGAACGTGAAAGTAGCGACGTGATCGCCTTGGCGGCATCGATGTACCGCGAGGCGCGTGATACAGGGATGAACAAGGGACAGGCATCCAAGCATACCGCTAAAATCGTCAATGTTTCTGAGAAAACGATATTCAACTGGCGCAAGCGGTTTGCATGGGATTAAGGAGGGTTTACAATATGAAAGAAGAACGCAACATCTACATCTTTACGCCTGCGGGTTGGCAACATCTTGAGACCGGTGAAGTTGTCGAGCCTGGCGGCATTCCGCTCGACGCGGAAGATGTTCAACGGCTCAAAGCGTTGTATCTCGAAGAGGAAGACAAAAAAGAAGTTTCCAGTGACCAGTTGCCAGAGAAGAAAAGCGTTAAAGCGACCGGTTAAACACAAAACGCCCGAGGCGCGTCAGGTGCCCCGGGCGTTTCATATTAGCAGAAATAAAATTACTGTTCGCGGGGTTCCAATTGCTCTGCGCCCCAGTTCCATGCATAGCCCTCGATGGTGGGCCTCGCGAAACCGTCCCTTGAGAGCGTTGTCGTCAGATCGTGCCATGTCCCGCCCAGCGAAAACTCAACATCGCAGCTGAGTGTTTGTCCCTCAACAGATATATTTGACAGCCGCAGCGACTGGTTCAGCATCAGCAACTGTTGCACAAAGTCCATGCCTTCTGACCATCTTTGCCGTTCGCGGTCGATTTCGATATGCGGCCTGTTGTGTGCCTCGGTTGTGTCGCAGCTCGTTGGCACGGATACGTCACGCAATCGGACATGTGCATGGAAGTTCGTCGCGACGAAACCCCCGACGATCTCATCGATCCCCGCACCGGGGTGGTCTTGTATCTCAAGAAAGTAGGCATCGATGGCTTTCACATCGTGTTTGTATTCCAAGTGCGCGAAGATATAAACCGGTTGCGCTTCATTATCAAACATTCCGTCGGGGGGTGTTTCATCCATCAGTGCATCGTCCCCAGATGTATCCGCGGTATGCAGATGAAAAAGCGAGGACGCAACCGTGAGTATCGTCAAAACAGTGAGAATATAAATCAGTTTCTTAATCATTTTTTTAACTTTCCTTGCGGTTCGATGAGGGCGAGTTGAATGACCAACGTTCCTCTCCGTAGATCCGCCCTCCACTTCGTTACGGGCTACGTTTTCATCAGAACCCCGATTTGGACAGCGGACAAACGGTTGGGAGGCACAATCTAATAGGTCAATTAAGTTTTTATCTCGACCGAAACTTCCGGCCCCGCTTACGTCTCGGTTTACCGCTGATGGGGTTCTGTTCCTGCTCGCGCCGCTCTTTCTCAAGCTTCCATCGGCGTTGATAATCGGGGCTCGGATATTCTCTGATCGTTACCTTGCGGGGCGCAGGTTCAATGAGAAGCTCTTGGGGAGTCTTTATCAAATTCCCTTGCTTATCCATGCGTTACCTCAACTTCACTACTTCTGATTTGTACCTTCAACGCCGCGCTGGACGCGTGCATTGGTCCGGTAGTTTAACCAGAGGAGTGCTTCTTCGAGTTTCGTAATGGCGATCGCATTCTCACGACAACTGAAATCACCAGCCTGTGCACCACGTAACCGATCTAAAACAACGAGTATCAAATCTTCGTTGTGGCAACCGTTGACACCGTTTTCCTTCACAGGTCCGTTTTGGAAATGAATACTTGCATGTGTCCGACCGTCAAGCGGGGTTGCGTCTTTGTTTTGTACAGTATACTCATGACACATACCACCCGCACCGGGTTCATCGTGACAAACAACTTCTGTAACTTCATTCGGACGATTGGCATTAACAATTTTTCTGCTCAAAACAGTCTCCTTTTTGAAAATGTGTGGCACCGGATATGCAGCCCACACACGACAGCAGCCATAGTGAGGTTCGCGGCATATCCCACTTGCCTCGGCTTTTTAAATGACTCCCTAAAACGACAACTTAACTGCCGCAAGCGTCGCTAATTCTTTCTCAAGTTCGCCTTCATACGTCTGGAGTCCGAGATCGGCACCGATTTCGAGGCTGATGTTCTCACCTAACTCGAAACTCGTTGACCCGGAAACAACTAACTGGTGAACAGGCGATGCGCTACCGGAGATTTCGGGCAACCCTTTCAGCGAGAATACGATCCCGCTCGGATGCGAGATTTCTGCATAGAGCAAAGCTTTCAACGCATTGCCTTGCTTGATCGTGAGTCCTGTCGGTGCAGGGTTCAGGCTGTAAAGCCCAAGCGATTCTAACGTTTCGGTATCATAGCCTAACGCCTCAAGCGTATCACCGGCATTCGGGGCACCGATCTGCCCAGCGTTCTGACCCTCGACACCTAAGCCGGCGGTTACATGAAAAACACCGATGTCTTGTTCCGGTGCCTCAATAGCGAGTCCGATGCCGGAAACACGACCGGCTTCGGCGTTTTCGTATTGCTTAACCAAACCGTTCGTGTAGACGTTGAAATCCCAATTGTGGAAAGATGTACCGATTTCGGCGTGGTACTTACTACGGAGCAGCGTCCCACCTTTCTGTGCGATCACCGCGGTGTAACCCCGCAAATTGCCAACCGTGTAGGGTGTAGCACCCAGCACACCCCAACCGCGCTGACCGGCAACATCGTTATAGGTGAACGCAACACTCGATTCGTCAACAGTTGTGGGGAGTTGGGCATGCGCGAGCGAGCCGTAAAGTATCACAAGCCCGATAATCATTGCTGCCCAAACCCAAAGCCTCGTCTTCTGGAAAAACATGAGTTTTAACTCCTTTGTTTGTAGCATAGGAAACCGTTAGCCTCCTGTGCCTCTTAACTTATAACCATTTACACATTTTCACTGGCGTGATACCGGTGTACCACGACCACTCTAAACCGAATTATCTCAAATTTGGAGATAGTGCCTTCACTACCTCGCCAACTCACAATACGTGTTCTTTCTGGGTTGACACCTTCGACACCCAGCGTCGGGTTACTGTTAATGAGCCGTCCGATCGAATAGTGCATATCGGATGCTTGATCCGTTAGCTCTTTGAGATGCTGTTCCTCTTTCATGACCGCAGTGACCGCGAGCGGGAAGTTTTCGTCGATGTAACCGACGACATCTGAGTCCGGCGCGCTCCCGTTATCGCCATACGTCAAAAGGATCGCCGGCAACGCGTCTTGTTGGTCTAAGGCTGCCCAGTTTGCGAACCGTTTTTGAACCGTTTTCACCTGTATCGGAAACCCGGATTCTTCTACAGGTGCCTTGAGTATCCCAAAGAGTTCCGTAAGGGCGTTAATGATCTGTGCCCGACGGTGGATCACTGTCTCCATAATTTTAATTTTCCTTGCGGTTAGTTGTGGGCGGGTTTGACACTTGAAGTGCCACTTTATTGTCCGCCCTCCATTTCATTACGGGCTACAGGCTTTGTCTGTGGCTCCGTATCTCTCTTTTTCATCTGACTCACTTTCTCGGTGGTATAGAACGCCACGAACGCGCCAAACCAGCCGATAGGCGCGCCGATCATCACACCTACGAGTGTATCATTGAGTAGATCGCCGTCCCTTGTGAACCACCAATCCGTGGCGAATATGCCAACGATAATCATCACCGACAGGATGAAGATATAGCGCATACAGGTCTTCAGACCTTCCATCACGAACCTCCTCTTAAGGCAGTTTTGTCAATATTGGCAACAACCCATTCTTGGTCGAGCAGCTCACAGAGTTCTATAATTGCGGCACGCTGCCCGCTGGCATCCATCGGCACTTCGAGCACAATCGTGGCGAATTCCTCGCGCTGTGGATCGCCTTCCTTATCAAATTTCATGGGCGTTATCTGAATCTTTTTGAGTCTCGCATCCATATCTGAACTCCTATAGGAATTTGCTGAGCAAAAACGCGATCACGACGGCAGCGATCGCCGTGACACTCTGTGAAACTGCGATGCGGTTAGCGATCTGCTTCTGGAATTGCGCTTTCCATTCCTCCTGCTTCGCCAGCCGATCGTTGAGGTCATCGATCTCCTCGCTGTGTTTATCGAGGCGTTTTGTATCTATTTGGATATTCTGCTCAACGAGATGCCGGATCGCTGTATGATCCGACTCGTTTTTTTCTTTCATGGCTTTGAGATCGCCACGTATCTCGCCTAACTCCTCGGTGACTTTCACCTCTAAAGTGTGCAGTGTATCCAAGATTTGTTGTTCAAAATCGTTCACTTTTTTAACTTTCCTTGCGGTTCGGTGAGGGTGGATTTGGCATTTGAAGTGCCTCTTCGTAACCCGCCCTCCATTACATTACGGGCTACGTGCTTCGGTTTCGTGAATTAACTAAGCGAGCATGATGAACCCGAATTCCGCATCGTACATGCCGTCCATTTTGAGCACGAATTCGTCGTTCTGGGGTTCGATCGTTGCGAAAGCGAGTCCGTTTTCTGTCGCGACAAGCAGCGCAGAGTAAGCATGTCCACCGGAATAGTCGATAACGATACCGGCACCGTTGATGCCGAACTTATCCGCAACGCTGCCCGCGAACAGGATCGCAAAGTTATCGCAATCGAAGGTATCTTTGACATACCGTTTCTTGTCTGTGCCGTTATAGGCGAGAATCAGTTGCCATGTCTCCAGCGATACGCCCCAGTAGGTGCTATCGAGGGGCAGCCCTTGCAGTTTTGAGAGTCCGGAGGCTGAGAGCGCGTCCTGCACTTGATGGTTACTGAATTGTTGTTTGGTATCTCTGACGGAGCGCCAGACATCCCAGTACTTGACTTTCGGCATCGTGTTGTCCTTTGATTTTAGAAGTTTCCAGTTTATAGTTTCCAGTTGCCAGAAAGAGACTTATCCGACTCTCTGAACCCTCTTTAACTGGTTACTGGTCACTGGTTACTGGTCACTGTCTCAATCGTGTGCTAATCCGACCCAACCGTTGTGTTCGCGATCCCAGTCATCTTTTTCGCCGTTGGGATGGATAATCCGGTGCGTATGCGTTGCGCCGTCATGGGTATGCGTGAAAGAATGCGCATGGTAGCCATGAGGCGGATTGTGGTAGCCCGATTCCGTGTAGGTTGCTCCTGCTGTGACAGAAATAGGGGCCGATTCAGCAGGCACCTCGACGTAGACTGTCTTGACGACTTCAACAATCTTTTCAATAGGTACTTCCTTGATGACCGCTACCTCGCGGATGACTTCGACTTCGACGATCTTTTCAATCTCAACGATTTTTTCTACCGGCACTTCAATAAAGACCTCGACGGTTTTCTCAACCGGCACTTCCCGGATAACTTCTACCTCGCGGATGACTTCGACCTCAACGATCTTTTCAATCTCAACGATTTTCTCAACCGGCACCTCAATAAAGACCTCAACGACCTTTTCTACCGGCACCTCAATAACGATCTCTTTGATGACCTCAACGGTTTTTTCGATAAAGACTTCAATCGGAACCTCACGGTCTACAAATTCCGTGACAACCCGCTCCGTGACGACTTCGATAGGGATTTCCCGGACAACTTCTTCAATAACGACCGTTTCAACAATCTTTTCAACGATAACTTCGACCGGCACCTCGCGAACAGCAATCAATATCTGTCCATCTTTGCCATCTTTGCCATCTTTGCCGTCTTTGCCGTCGCGTCCAGGTATCGTCTTGATACAGAGCCGATCGAACCCGTTCCAAAGACAGACGAACCCGTTTTCTTCGGATTCTATCCAGCCGTTGAATTCTTCAGGTCCCAAGTGACCGGTGTAAGGGACTTCACACCCTATCGTGAGTCCGAGACACAAACACAGCAGCATCAAAATCCTTTTCATATTTTTAATTTTCCTTGCGGTTCGGTTAGGTAGGTTTGCTACTTTTCACCGCCTCTTCGTAGATCCGCGCTCCATTTCATTACGCGCTACAGTATCGGGTTCGATTAGAATAGCCCTTCCACTTCAGCGATCTCCTCGCGCACCCATTTCTCTGTGAGCTTCTCGATATTCTCGTCTAACCGTCCACCAGCTGTGATAAGGTCAAAAACGGGACGCGAAGGTAACCGATCGGTACCAAGTTCGTGCTGCTCTGGGTAATTCTCACCGTAGGCAGCTTCAAAATAACCGCCATCAATACCCCACACCATCTCACTCGGACCGAAACGGGCGATGTTACCAGGGTGCGCGGTACTTGTCGCCGCTTGGATATAGTTATCGTCGCGACGTAAGATCGTTTTTCCCGGATGCGTAATCGCTTTCGCTGCTTCGTATTCTGGACTAAGCGGCGGCCACTCACCACGCCCTTCGGTTTCAAAGACCTCAGCGATTTCACCAGCCACTAACGGGGCAATGAAATCTGAGAACAACCGCGTCCGGTCCGTGAGCCGGTTCTCAAGTTGGGTAACGTACGCCTGTAGTCTCGATAAGCCGTCGATTTGTATGTCAATCATCGTCTATCACCTCTACGGAATCTCGTCACCTCTGAGTTCAAGGATCATCGTCCCACCGAGCGGACGCACACGATGTACCGTGAGTTCGCTGCTATCTGCGCGCCGTAGAATATCGCCGCCGGTGATGTCCGGGTTCGGTTTTTCGAGCAACGCTGCCCAGCCCGTACCGCCGGTCGCAACACCGGAAGACAGTCGAATCAAATCGCTTTCAGGGGCGATCAGACACACAACGTCTTCAGCGATCGTTATCTCGTTACTGCGCTCAAACGCGTCTTGACGGACGACGGTCACTGTCTCTTTGAGTTGGGGCGGTATTCTGAACCTCATGGTTACCTTAAAAAACGGGTTTCAATTAATAACTCGGTATCATCATATAGTAGGAGTTTCGCGAACTTTCTATCAGGTGAAAGCCCAATGATCCGACCGCTAACCCACTTTGCTACTTTTTCAGTGCCTATCTTTGTAGCATCCGGGATCCGCGCCTTGACACGTTCTCCTAACCTGAATTTTCTCATCGGTCTGTGTACACGCGCCTATAAGGATAGCTCGGTGTTTCGACTTCCTTTCGCTCTGTACCGACTGCACCGAACGGGTTACGACGTTTCCGTTTCGTTGAAGCACTCCCAGCAGCCTCGCCCTTCTCTATGATGTCGTTCACGAGTTCGTCTGCTTCAGACAGATGAAACATCCGTTTCTCTTGCCAGTCGATCGCCTGAACACTTGTGATAACCCCTATCAAGTTCTGGCTCAACTGCTGCGGCGCGGTCAAAGACAACACCGCAGCGCATTCGTGCATCATAGCGAGTCGAGCATCTTCGAGGGCATCACCGGTGAGACTATCGACATCAATACCGGCAGCGTTCAACCGCTTACGTACCTTGCGTTCAGCTTCCGGCGCGAAAGGGCGTTGCGACAGATAGTCGTCTGAGATATGTTCCGCGGTGACATCTGGCGCAATTAGCCCTCGCACGCCATCGTAATGTTGGGAAGTCAAGACAGTTGCTGCCATCCGTTGTTCCTCATTCCCCCCTGATAAGGGGGTTAGGGGGTTATTCCGCATCCACCACTTTCAGAATATCGGTATCCGTATGCCCAGTTGGAAGTCCGCCCATCTGGATGATATAGCATGCCTTTTTCGGCTGATAGGAGATCCAGCCCCAAATCTCGGAGCAGACGATGTACTCAACCTGTTTCAGCATATCCCGCGTCGTCTCGATGATGTCGGTGTTCATTTGCGTGACAAACTCAATCGCTTTCCGTAAGTCGTAAGCGATATAGGCGTTGTACTTAGTGTTCGTCCGCTTTGTCGTGCCATTGGACTGGAAGAACTGCAGCCGGTCTTTCAACTTATCGTGCCAACCGATGCCGATGCCCTGAGACAGCTGGTTCATGATGCGAAATGCGCCGCCAAAGCCGCTCAGCACGGCGTTATCGCGTTCGATCAATGCCGTCATCATCACATTCGTACCGGCAATTTTCGCGAGTTGGATGTCGGTAATATCGTCCTCGTAACCGAGACCGGAGGTCATCATGTAGGACCGCTTGAATTTCTTCTGGAGTGTGAGCCATGCTTTCGGGGTCATGGTTGTCGCGTCAGAATCCAGATCGGTCAACGGGATAAGCGTGCCACCGAGGTTATCGCCACCCGCGCCTTTTAACATCACTTCAAGCCCTTCGTCCACTTTCGCCATCGTCCGCTGCACTGCGATTTCCTCTACGTGTTCCATCGCTTTATCGATAAACTCGACTTCACGAAGGTGTTCGTAGGTAAAGGGGATCGCGAGCATCCGTTTTTTCGGACGGATCGGACGTTCAGAGGTCTCGAAAGTCGCCATGGGTGGATCGGAAGCCGGGGTTCGGCGTTCTTCAGTGAAGGCATCTTCGTCGTATTGTAGGATGGTGGCGCGATAGTCGCTTTTGCTTGTTTCTGCGAACCGGCTCGTGAGTTCTTCCAAACGGATGTCAACTTCTACGTCCTGGTCCCAGTGTGCCATCGCATCGTAAAACGGCGTGAGCGTGGAGCCGGGCTCGGTGTCATAGACACTGTTAAATGTACCTGCACGTTCCCAGCGTGCCCGACGTTCCGCTTTCCGTGCTGCCGCGGCGACTTGCGGGGAATAACTTACGCTCCGGTAAGCGTTCAGACACATCTCTTTGAGTACGAATTCTTTCGCAGGATCGCCAACCACATCTTCGCACCGTGTGGGCCAGATACCCGCGGCAGGGTTACACACTGTCGTCATATCGAGGTCGTCTTGGATGACTTCCATTGCGGAGAGCCGCTCATCGTCAGGCCCGAGTTCGCCATCCTTTTCTGGATCGTATTGCGTATCGGCATAGGCAGAGAACGGCATCCCTGCATCCGCGGCTTCTTCAACGAAAGTTGTACGCTGGCCATCGTTACGAACTCGATCTACCAGTTCTCGTGTCGTTAATAAAGGCATTTTTTCTCCTTGCGGCACGTATAGCGCAATTTTCTGTCTTGTGCTACAATGTACCTATTGAAATAGAATGAAATGGGGGAATCGGTTTTTAGCGAAGGTCCGGTTTCCCCTATTATAATTATGCTCCGAGAGCAACAAGCGCATGTGTTGTGTCGGAATTAATCACAGAGCCTTTGCCCTTCAAGCCGGCGAGTTCCTCAACTTGTGCTTTCAAGCTATTCACGGCTGTCCGGACAGCATTGTGCTCGGCTTGCGTTGCGGTAGCAGAGACCGCTTCCAAATCAGCTGGCAAGGACAAAGCCGGCAACGCCTTAACATGCCCTTTCGCCGAGCTTGCACCGAGCGCACCGACAACTTTATCGCCGCGTGCAACGGTGGCATTTTGACCCAGAGGTAAATTCAGACCGCCGAACATATAGGCACCGGTGAATTTGTGGTCGTCGTCAACGCTGATCACCTTGCCATCAATTTCGTCGCCATCTGCAACGAGTTCACCTTTCCCATCGGCGTTAATCTTGAACGCTTTACCGACAGCATCAGAACGATTCGGTTTCGTTGCGTCGTACTTGATTGTGCTACCATCCCCTTGGAAGGTGGTGGTTACCAGAAATGGATGTTCTTTCAACATTTTTTTAAGTTTCCTTGCGGTTCGTTAGGCGTTATTGTAGGTATGAAGTTTTCCTCCGTAGAACCGCCTTCCATTTCATTACAGGCTATATTTCTCAAGAAACCTGATTTTGACAACGGAAAAATCAGAGAACAACTCCAATCGTTAAAATTATCGCCGCCGCCCGCGTCGTCTCCGATCGCGCGCACTTGCCTGCGTTTTCTCTGGTGGTGGTTCATGCGTATCGGTGGTGCTTCGACCGTCTGGCAGTTTGGTATCACCGATTTTCTTGTTGCTCTCGATCGCTTTTTCGAGTTTATCGAGCGGCAGATCGGCGTAATACTCGCGATGGTATTCTTCATCAAAATCGTCACCGTGCGCACGGACACCCTGTTTGATACCTTCGTCCACGCGTGCTTGCCGATAGGCTTTACCGTCTTCTGCATCGAGCGTCAGGTCCGCGATTTCGTCTTTCTGTTCCTCAACTTTCTCGCGTAGACTGGTGAGTTCGGCTTGCAGCGTCTCAACAACGGCATCCGGTTCGTCCGTCGTCTTGATGTTCGGGATGTCCAGTTTCTCGCGTAATTGCGCGATCCATTCTTGGTCTGTCATTAGGAGTTCCTCCATAAAACTGCGCATCTCGCGTTTTTTCTGGATGGCAGTGTTGCGGTTAGACCCGAACTCAACGAGGCTGACCTCTTTAAGCCGGGCATCATAGACGGTATACGTGGCTTTTACCCGCTTACCGTCAACATCGTAGTACTTCCCCGGTTTATATGGGGATTTCTCGGCAGCTTCCGAGTCCGGTTCCCAATCCCAAAAGGAATACCTGCGGATCGGTTTCCCGGAGATGTTACAAATCTCACGTGCATCATAAAAACCGATGGACACTTGGTTGATCAGTTCGTGTTCAATGGCACGGATGAGCTGCTCGCTGGACTTGAATTCACGAGCGCCCTCGTATTCCATGTTCTTGAGGATATAGAAGTCTATGAAGAGCTCATTTTTATCTGTCAACACGGCATTCGCAGAGCGTCCGTAGCCGAAAGACCGATAGGCGTGATGGTCTTTGAGTGCCACGCCGGGTTTCGTTTTCGCGTCTTTTTCATAGTTGCGGAGCGTCGTTTCTGGATCCATGATGGAGTTATGCCGATCCAATTTATCGTTGCTCGCGAGTATACGGATCCAGTATTTATCGTCGTCATCTTCAGGCAATTCTGCGCCCATCGCACGCGTCTGTATGATGCCAGGGATATAGCGTACATCTTCCATAGGTTTACTCTCCTTTTATAGTTACCAGTGGCCAGTTTCCAGTTTCCAGTGTTCAATAATCAAGTTTCCTGCTACTATACGGACTAAAAGTAGAAAACATAATCCAAGTAACCATGTGTCGGACAGCCTTATAGCATCTGCGGTGTATCCCGTTTTTTATGGGTTGTATACGCGCACGTTCTGATGTTAAGTGCCATCCTGCCCTTACCAACTTATAGGGTTGGATTAACCAAAAAGTGATATGAAACAAAATAGGGTTTTCATTCCGTTTGAGTAAAATAAATCGGTTTCTGAAAGTAAAAGCAATGCTGTTCATGTTTCCCTTCCTTTCTTAACTGGTTACTGGTCACTGGTAACTGGTTACTTCTGTATCGTATACGGTGCCCATTTCGCTGCGTTGGCTATGCAGCTATCACAGTGTTTCGCCGCGACGTTCAAGAGCCAGAACGCCTCGATCGTGTCTTTTTTCTCGTCGATCTCCCACCGGCACCGGCACCGTGCTTTACAAATTTGGTTACCGTCCGCAGGATATTCCGGCAGTTCTATGTCAAAACTCGCCGCTTTCGCCTGTTCATGCGCACGCGTGGACGATTCCATGTAGAGCTCCGATCGGGCTTTGATCTGACTCGCGCTCAGCCTACCGGCACGGACTTCCTCGCCAAACTGCTGCAAATAGTCAAACTGGTCTTTGATAATTTCAGAGAGGGCATCCAGATCGGTTTGGAACATCGCGTTCCGACCCCCACGTGCAAGCATATATTGGGCGTTGTTCACATCACGAATGCGTTTGCGCATCTCATGCACCCATTCCTGGACGGTGATTCGCGAGTGGATGAGGTTATCCGTCAGATCGCTGAACGTATCACGCTTCAAATCAACAAAATCGTCACGCAACCGTAGTGCTGTGTTTGAAGATACCGTTTTCTTGGTCTTGGAATTCCGATACCGTTTCGTCAACTGGTTCCAGACCCAATCCCCTTTCTTCACAGTATCAATCGCATCGGTTTGCGTCATGCCGGTGACCCTGGCGTTCAGTAGATTCTTGTAGTCCGGGAGTGCGTCCTCAAACGATTCAATTGCGGACTCAAGGAATACCGCGGTGACTTCAAAGTCGGACGGGACAGCTGGCAAAGGTTGTTCCGAACCATCTGGGCTAATTGTTGCGGCTCTTTCGCCGTCAGTTTCACCACATTCCGGACAACCCGGATCCCAACAGAGATGCTCACGTCCACGGTTACTGGTAACTGGAGACCCCTGGTAACTGGCAACTTCTTTACTGCGCATCCCCGAGGAATGCTTATTTTTTTCTGCTTTGTACTTGTTGACGGCTTCCTCATAAATTTTGTCATCGATGCCCTCCATATCGCGTAGCTCTTTGAGTTTCTTAAGGTTGTCGATCTTGACACCTTCGGCTTCCTCCATTGCCTTAACATCTTCGGGATCCGGTGTGTTCTCGAAATAGAACATCACCTCACCTTTGACACCCTCGGCGCGTAGCACATACCCCAATTCTGTTGAGAGTGTGCCCGCAACTGTGGATTGGATACTCGATATATCGATCCGGTAATCCTTGCGTTGCTCACGCGCATGTGTCTCAGCGACGTTCTCATTAGAGTGCTGCTTTATCGGTGTTGACCCGGTAGCCCGACCGACGCGCCGATCGTATAACCGCATCAGCCCGTCCACTAACCCAAAAAACGAGCTTTGCATCTGACCGCCGGTGGGCATGTTCACTTTCACGATGTCCAGATGCCCGTACCCTTCGTTCGGCTTAAGATTCGAGTACATCTGATTCACACCGTTGATGAAGTCCTGGATGAATTCGTCTTCTGCATCGACATCACCAATAATCTCTGGTGGCATGAAGTCTTTGAGCTTCTCGGAATCAATTTCAAAATCGGCACGTGCCCAGCCTTGCGATTCCAGGACCCGCCGAAAATCGTTCATGACACCGAGCATCCGGACAACATCGAGCGGTGCGGATTCCAGCATCGACTTACCAAACGGTTCATTCGGTCCGGCATTAAAAGGCACATACATCACCGTCGGGTCCTCCTGTAAAGATACCCATTTTCCGTTTTGCCACTGACCAAGCATCCAGTCGTTCCCGACTCTATGGAAACGCGCAACATACGGATCCATCACTGCGATGTCCATCGCCATGTCTGCTGATTCGTTGAGTTCGAGTTCAATGAACATGGCACCGCCTTTATAGATGCCGGCGAAAATCCGATCCAAAATCACATCGAAATCGTGGTGTTTCGTCTCCAGCCGTGCGATAAAGTCGTCTATAACCGGTGTAGCACTTTCGGGTTCGACTTGGTAATACCAGGATTCGTTACAGTTCCGTAGGAAATCTTTGTACGCCTTGTTCACTTCGGGGCTGATACTCGTGACAACTTTCATGAACTGATCGACAGGCAGATGCAACAGTTCTTCTTCTGTCCAGTTCTTCAGTTGGAATACACTCCGGGTGCGTTCCGGCGGTGCGACATGGTAGAGCGTTTGTGATCGCACCGGATCCTGCATGGAGACGCGACCGCCAGCAAGTGCCCGTGTGTTTCGGGACCGAGCAACGGCTTCCGGGTTTCTACCGAAGATGCGTTTATTTAAGCCTTGAAGTGTCCGTTGTAGGTTCATTTAATGGTTGTCGGTTATCGGTTGTTGGTTGTCAGTTAAGAGTTTTACGATAAGAGTTTCTGATACTTCTGCCGTGTTTGCCTCGCCGTTGTAGATACCAGCGCATAGAATTCAACCGTTTCGGAGGACGTTTAGCGGGTGTTGGCGTAATTGGTCGTGAAACTATACCCATATACATATCAACCTCTTAACCGACAACTGACGACTGAAAGATTTTTCATGCCTCGCAGTGAGAGAAAATCGTACTGAAAACTATCTTCTCATCGTGACGCTACCGTGAACGACGCGTCCGCTCCCGATGCTCTGTTTCGTTTCCAGACTTCGCACCAAATAACCCGTGCCATCAACGCCGTGGTCATCGCCGACGGTATCTTCGTCGTCTTTATTCGTGCCTCTCAGCTTCTCGTTATAACTCAAGGACTCAAACTCATCTGTCACTTCGAGTGGACGGTAGTCGTCTTTGAGGTCTTGATCGGGTGGATGCACCAACCGGTTCCGCAAAAACATAATCGCTGGTTGTCCAGTTTTATCGACTTTTAGCCGTTGCTGAACCGCTTGGATTTGTGCAACCCTGTCTTTTACGGGTTCATTGACTCTAAACCCGGCACGCTTGAGCTGCTCAACACCTTCTTGGTCAGCGGAGTCTACCGCGGCATACGTGATATGGTCGTAGTGATCGCAGTTATCTTTTATCAACTGTATCAATTCCGGTTTGATGAGTTGCGTTTTATAGATTTCCTTATAGGCATACAACCGATCGTCTGGAGAACGTGCCCACCAGATCACACTCGCCGGTCCGCGATACCCCCAATCCACGCTCAGATACCGTTTCCAGTTCGGCATGATACTCGTCGGCTTCATGTCAACGATATGGATTTCAGAATCAAAGTTCTTAAAGACTAAGCCTTCACCCGCTCCCCACTCACCGAGGAAGCCTCGTTTGAACCGCACGCCCTCAAGATTTCGGAGTTTATCGACACGTCGTAAACCGCTCGGCGAGAACATGTCTATGATTTTGTTGATCAGCTTCGGATTCGGATCGTTTGCGAACTCGCGTTTGAATTCTACAAGCCGTTCTGATGCCTGATCTGCGATAATTTCAGGGTTATCCAAAAAGGACATCTTGAAATATGCGAGTTTCTGTTCTTTCGCCTGCCGTCGTATCCAATGATGCGAAATACTTGGATTACAATCACCCGTCAGCATTGCGATCGGCATGATACCCGCACGTTCGGAAACTCGCGCGGTGAGCTCGTCCCATGCTTCAAAAGGTAACAACTCCGCTTGGTTAACAAACCCCGCATCAAAAAAATCAGATAAGAGATTATTCGGTTGATCTAACCCATTTACCCAAATACGCGTGCCGTTTGGATACTCAAAAAATTCCGGTTTCTCACCGCCGTACCGCGTCACGTAGGTCGGTTTTGGATGATCTCGACTCGTGGGCTTGTACCCAAGATATTTCTCATACGTCGGTATAATGTTCCGATATACACGGTTCAGGCTCCGATGCACGAACGTCATTCGCGAACCCGGGTACTCATTTGCGAGCATGTCCATGTAAGCTATACAACCATAAGTTTTTCCGGCGTCGTAAGTGCCACCTGCGATTTTCACGCTGGCATGCGACATATATAAATCCACCATCGTGCCGTATGGCATATAGCCGTCAGGTGAATATTTATAAACGGGTTGTTTGCCTAACATCAGACTTGATGGTTCTCTAACTCCTTCTTCGGCAGATTTTTCAGGACTTCCTGCATGCCCTCTTTATAATGCCCGACGACAACGATTTTATCTTCGATCGGTGCATCCTCAAGCACCTGCTTCTGGCGTTCCTCGGATTTCGCTTTCGCGTCCTCTTGTGCCTGACGTGTGTTCGTGTCGTAGCCGACATGCACCAACGCCCACCGTTTCATCAACTTATCGCCGACCAGCGTTAACGACTTAAATCTCTCAAGCCGTGTTTCAAAGGCTATACCGTTGTCGTCCCTCCACTCCTGACAGAGCTGATCATAGTCATTGAGCAGTTGAGAGGTTGCGATTTCATTATCTTCCGCGGAGCGCAGTTGCTTGGAAAACTGTTTGCGTCTTTCATTGAACTGTGTTTGTGTAGATGTGGATGCAAGCCTATAGACCCCGTTTTTAGGCATTTCGATTTTCTTGTCCCGATTTTTCAGTTGCCCAACATGATACCGGATCGTGCTTTCGTTCACCCCCGGCATACTGTCGAAGATGTCATTGATGGAGCTCTCGCCATGCTTATCAAGAAAATCAAGGATATGTTGTTTGATCTGGTGGTGTGTCATTTTTTTAACTTCTGATAAGTTTCTGATAAACTTCTAATAGATTTCTAATAAACTTCTGATAAGTTTCTGATAAGTTTCTGATAGGTTTCTGATAAACTTCTAATAGTTTTTTTGGGGAGTATCTGGGCATCGTCAAATGACGAAACCAATTCAGTGTCTCCATTTTCCTTTTTCTTCCTACTCTCAATTATAATGTGAGGGGCGTGGGGTCTAAAATGGGAATTTTCTGGGAAAGCAATACATAAGCAATACATAAACAATACATTTGAGAAAATAAGGGGTCAGGGGCGTTGAAAGAATGCGCTGCTTATGCTATAATATGTATAGAATCTTCGGTTGACACCCGCCCATCATAAGGAGACACACCCTTGGCAAGTAGTCTGAAACCCGTTACTTTTAAGATGACACAACAGCAACTCGACTGGCTCGAACAGGAGAGCGAAAAAACAGGCTTGAATAAGGTTGAAATCGTTCGGCGCGCCCTTGACGACTATAAAGATGTCCGAGCGGAGAAAGAGCAATCCGAATACTTCACGCCGCAACAACGGCAGAATATCAAGGTGATGGCACAGATGCAGTGTATCTCTGAAACAGAGGTGATCCGCAGGGCAGTTAACAGAGAAACCCGTGTTGTGTCAAAATTAAAGAAAAGGAGAACATAGTGGAAAACCGAATGAACGTTCCACAGGAATATGAACCCGTCCTACCGGGGAAAGTCAAGGCACACATCGCAAAGAAGAAGGCGGAAGCCGCAGCGGAAGGGCAAACGATCTGGTACCAGTGTGTCGATCGTGTAGACTATTTCGCGAAGGATGGGCACAAAAGCTGCAAACAGGACGGCGTGTCTATTTTGGGCGACGTTCTAAATAATCCCGATAACGAAGGTGCGCTGATGGTAACCTTTGAAGATAACCGGCTCTTTACCATCCAAGACGGCGCGATGATGCCAGCAAATAGTGGCCAGTTTCCAGTTGCCAGTTAAAGAGGGAGTTTTTGCTTGGGTGTTTTCCCCTAGGATACTTCCGAAGTCCCTTTCTGAAAACTGTAGCGCGTAATGAAATGGAGCGCGGGTCTACGGAGAGGCACTTCAAACGCTAAACCCGCCCTCAACGAACCGCAAGGAAAGTTAAAAAAATGAAATCGCTAAATTACGTTATTAACACAAGGAGTAATCAAATGGAACACATACCTGGACTTGCCAATGGAATCAAAACCGATGCTGCGTATGTAGAGGCAGCAGTATCGGCAATCGCCGATATAGAAGCAATAGGTAAGAAACTTGAAAAATTGACAGACGATTTTAATATTAGAGTCGCATACAATAAGTTGGTAGATGTGTGTGAGACCCTGCAGTTCACAATTCGCGAATCTGAAGATCGCACCTCGCAGTGAGAGAAACCGTACTGAAAACTGGAAACTATTATGAACGACATCCGCGCCCAACTCCCCGAATGCCCGCTTGCGTATGAAGTGCCATACATCCCAGCCACACACACCGCACTCGTCATTCCCATCCGTCCTGAAGGCATCGATTGGCAAGAGAAGATGCTACCCTGGACCCTCGCCAGCCTGATTAACAACACCGATCTCATCATGAACGGCGTACATCTTTATATAGAGTGTGAGGACAGAGACCCCGAAAACCGCATCAAAAACGCACTGAAACACTTTGACCTCCCCGAAGGGTCAATCGTTGATTCGGAAGCGACAGCAACGGTACTCCTTAATGGAACTTACGACGCTGTACGCGCGACGAATATCAACTACTGGGCATTCCGCGATGCGATCAACATCCGGAAACTCATCTTCTCAGAGATACAGAGCATCGATCCGTATCCGCCACCCCCGAAGGTATCGTCATCCCCAAGGCTCTATGATATGACGCACTGCACAGTTGAACAATTCCGGCATGCCATCAAACACCTCCTGGGCGCACAGCTCGGTATTAGGATATGAGTAGTTACCAGTTACCAGTTACGAGTTCCCAGTTAAGAAAGAAGGTTCACTGTTACGCTTGCGTCTTTCACTGGTTACTGGCCACTGGCGACTGGTAACTGAAAACGTATTGTTTATGTATTGCTTATGTATTGCTTTCCCTCCGAATTCCCCTTATAGACACCACGCACTCCCCATTATAATTGACTAAAATAGTCTACGAAAAAGGAAGTTACCAATTACCAGGTAAGATGACTCTTGTAACTGGTGACTGGTAACTGGTAACTGGTAACTTACAAAATGTCGAAAGTTATCCTGAAAACCGATCAAACCCATACCGCGGATGCCGATATCCTCGGCACGAACGCGTATGGTGAATACCAGCTCTTTTGTGATACCTACACCGCGCATGAAGTGAACGTGCAGATACGACGCGAGGGCGGCACTTGGAAAAACGCACGCTACAACGGCAACGAAATCAAACTCACCGCCGAAGGTGATGTGCTGGATATAACCGTCAAGAAGGGCTTCGATTACCGACTCATCACGGAAACTGCCGGTGCTGAAGTCTGGATCGCGAGAGACGATCCACATGGGAGTTAAACGATGATACGTGGCGGAATCGTTGGCGGACTTTACGGAAGCCGAGGTGGCGGTGGCGGGAAAAATCCTGTCGCTTACTACTACGGCAAAAGCCAGACAAAGCGCGTTGGTGAAAATTACACACCTGCAGGCACAGGCAACAGCAGACCCGCGGAGTTCAAAACAACTGCGGACGAGGTGTATAACGGTGGGAAAACCGATCTGCTGACCATCACAAATGGAAGTGATGAAGCTGACATGGACACGACAATCGCACGTCCTAATAACGCTGTCATCCTATTCCCCGCAGGAAGGTATGATATTACCTTTCAAGGATACTCTGAAGATCAGTTTGCGACATCCTTCAGAGTCGAACTGCGTCAGATTCAATCAGGAACAGACGACCTCGTTCTCGTAGAAACCCCTGGATATTCAGGGGCACCTTCGCCTGCACGCACCGAATATCTACTCAGCTGGCCCGACTTTGTCATTGACGGCACGGAAAAATTCTATTTTCTGTTCCCTGTTGGCGGTAACGACAAAAGAAGCCATTTCCTACGCGTCGAAAAGGTGGCCTAAACACCTGTAGTTTTACTCGCGATAAGGAGGCACACACTATGTCCAAAGAACGCATCTCTTCAAGTGTACAGAGACAGACGAAGCTACGCGTCCAGAAAGCCGCCAAGGCGTTAGGGCTTTCGGAATCCAAATTCATTGCCCAGGCTATTGAAACCGATCTCAAGAAACTCGATATACGGGTTCAGACACACGAGGCACGCAGACAACGCGACTGTTTCAAAGCGAAGATGGAAGAAGCACAGGCGAATCTCGCCGTGGCAGAAGCGAAAATCAAGGCACTCCAAGGGCGAGGGCTTTTCGCACGGCTCTTTAACCGGCCGCCTAAAATCTGATCTATGCACACCTACAATTTCACTTACACCCGATGCACCCCGCACGGCACGATCCTTGAGCATATCTCAGAAACGATTGCCGCACATACGATCAAGTCCGCGAAGCATGCCCTCGTGAAACGCTTCAGTCTCCAGAACTGGTCACCGTGGCGGCAAACGGATAGCGGAAACTTCGTCAAGACCCGCACAGCACACGACTACCGCGGCAAAATAGTTGTCAGTCGCCAGTCACCAGTTGCCAGTTGCCAGTTAAGACCTTGTGGATTTGAGGTTTCCTGTTACTGCCACAAGAAACCTCTTTAACTGGGTACTGGAAGCGAAGCGTACTGGAAACTGGAAACTTAAAAAAAGGCTTTTTAACGATTGGGTTTCTGCTCCGATTTGTCCGTTGTCCAAATCGGGTTTCTGATGAAAAATAGTGAACAACCGTAGCCTGTAATGTAATGGAAGGCGGATATACGGAGAGAGACACCAATCTACCAATCCACCTAAACGAACCGCAAGGAAAATTAAAAAAATGGCACCTCAACGCAGAATCGGCGGCGATTCTTATATATTTATCGGTCGCCAACTCAAATACGGGGACCCCATCACCGGGGCAGAAGTTTTTAATGGCGCTGCGCCGACAACCTCACTGGCGAAAATCATCCGCAACCATTTTGTATTCACACGGAACACACTCGATCCGACCGCAGAAGAAACGGAATCCGAAAGCATTATCGGCGGTGGTGCGACCCCAGAAAGTATCATCTCGAAACGCGGTGGCGCGGGCGAATGGGAGTTTGAACTGCTACCCGATGACGCAATCCATCTGCTCTTAGGTTGGTTCAACCCGACCACACTGCCAACGAATGATGATGTCGATCCTCAGACGATCCCCACCGGCAAAATCGGTGACCTCACCAACAATACCGTGAAAATCGATAACGCTGATGAAACGGCACTCGCGAAATGGCCAGGCCAATTGGAGATCAACCTATCAGGTTCCCCTTCGGGTGCAGGTAAAATCCGCGTCTTCGGACAAAAACGCGGCTCCCGATCCAACCAGTTCAATACCCCAACAACCGAAGAAATTGCATTCGGGGACGGTGAAAAGAAAAAGACAACCACCAATTTCTATCACCGCGCCGACAGATTCATACTCGATTGGGGAAGTGGCACCGCACCGACAGGCTTAACCCTCAAGTTCCTCCCGGATACGAAATGGGCAGCGTTGACACTCAACGAAAACAACAACCCCTTCGACGGCTGGACTTCTCAGATGCTCAAGGCGTTTACACCCTACATCGCCTACAATATCATCCCGAATCTGTTCCGGCTGTCGATCGGCGCGAATATCCGGTTACTGCTCGGACTGCTCGCATCTTACGTCCAGGAAGCGAGAAGCCTTGCCGATCCGTCTGTCGTCGCGAACACGCTGGCAAATTTGAGAACGCCTACTACCGGGATCCTTGCAAAGTATCCACGCAAACCGCTCAATTTTTATCCGAGCCTCGGCACTGCTGTTGTCCTCGGAGAACCCGATGAGAGCCTTGAAGACCTTATCGCACGCATCGATGGCCCTACTGATGATGCGCCTGATCCGATCGCAGTCACAAGCGTCGATATAGAAGGTAACCATAACTATGTCGATCCCGAAGGCTTTACTGGCGATCCGCTCGCCGGTCAACCGGTAACCAGCGAAACGGAGGGACGCACTGTTACTGTCAACGCCGGCATCTATCATGAAACCGATGATGCCGCCGAGGATAACGAGACTGTCCACTGGCAGGATATCTATTTCGAGAAACGCAAAGTGCCGATCGTTATCCGAAACTATAACTGGTTGTCGAACGGTCGACAGGTCATGGTTGAGAGCCGATTCCCGTATTGTGGACTCACAGAAGTGCCTGGACTGCCCATCGAAGGCAGAGGCTCCGTCACCCGGAATCTCGCATTTGAAGCCAACCCGTCTGTTGGGAGCACGGTTCCCGACGAAATCGAAATGCGGTTCTACTCCGAGCAAGGATTTGCGGAGTAAATGGCTATCGGCTATCGGCATTTAAGAGGTTTCTGATAAAATCAAATACTTCTTTGCTGACGGCTGACAGCCGACAGCCACTAAACAAAGGATTTACGGAATAATGAAAATGGAAGATATCGCGGCGAAGGCTGCGACGCAGACGTTTAGGCGTAAAGAAGTTGAAGGGGAGTTGAATTTCATAAACAACCTGGATGCCCTCGACGCTGCCCTGGAAGCAGATAACATCGTTTGCCGGTTCGAGAATCCTGATCCAGAAGGTGATCCCATAGATTTTGAGATGCGGCAGATGAGCCCAGGCGAATTTTCTATATACTATCAGACACTTCTTGGCCATACACTATTGGAAGCCACCGGTGCAAACTTGCCAAACTCTGACACCGAACTTGACGATGAACAGACACAAAAGTTACAAGATGAACTCGCTGTCAAAAAGTACGATGAACAGTTGCTGAATATCCTTGAGGGGTGTATTTTACACCCACCCGGTGTCACTGCGGAACGGATGCGGAAGTGGGATCCCTTTTATATAATGTCACTCCATAATGCATTAATGCAAAGGAGTCGACCCTCGAAACAGGTGGCTCGATTTTCTGACGTGGATACAGAATCCTGAAAACCGTGACGAAATCCTCGCGCTCTATTATCTCTCCAAAGATTTTGGACAACGTCCGAGTTATTATGCCTTCGGGGACAAAATACCGTTGCAAAGTCAGTATGAAATAGACTTCTACGTGATGTGTGTGGGTAAAGAGCACGAAGCAGAACTATTGGAGGAACAGAGACGAAGCATAGAACAAGGGCATATCTAAGAAGATGACCATTTGCGAACCCAATCATAGATTCTGCTCTTACTAACACTCGGAAAAATGGAAAAAAGCAACTTTCTTTTTTCTCGTAAAGACATATCGGGAGGTAACGAAAAGAAGTACGCATGAGCAGGCACATAATCGACATGTCTCTGGGTCTCTGAGATTTTACGCCGGTGTTCTGCGGAAAGTTTTTTACCTTTTTGTGCTTCAGACATCTTACGGCGCGTCTCATCGGAGGGTTTTCTACCTTTTTGTGCTTTAGACATTTTACGACGCGCCTCCGCAGTATGCTTTCTACCTTTATGTGCTTCAGATATTTTACGACGTGCTGCCTCGGAAACAGGTCTATTTTTACCGGCTTCAGAGAGTTTTTGCTTCGTCTCATCAGAAAGTTTTTTACCTTTATGTGCTTTAGACATTTTACTTCGGGCTTCCTCGGAATGCCGTTTACCTTTCAGGGCTTCGGAGAGTTTACGACGCGTCTCAGCGGAGCGATTCTTTTGTGCTTTAGACATTTTACTTCGGGCTTCCTTGGAATGCTTACGACCTTTGTTTGCTTCAGATATTTTACGCCTATGTTCTGCGGAAAGTTTTTTACCTTTCTGTACCTCGGATATTTTACGACGCGTCTCAGCAGAAGGTGTCTTGCCAAAGTTAGGATTCTTTTCGCCTTTAAGGGATTCAGACATTTTACGCCTATGTTCTGGTGAAAGCTTTTTACCAAAGAAAGGGTGATTTTCACCTTTGTTTGCTTCAGATATTTTACGCCTATGTTCTGGTGAAAACTCTTTACCAAAGTTAGGATTCTTTTCACCTTTCTTTGATTCAACGATTTTCCGACGCGTTTCTTCGGAAGGGATAGCATGAGAACCACCAGAATTAAGATTGTACCCATTTGGTACTACAGTGTTAAAATTAGCGATATAAGTCACTTCAAGATCAGGAAGAAATTCATCAAAGACGTTCTCTTCAAGGATTTCATAGGTAAAGGCATCTTTGCCATAGATATTGATATCGTCGGCTATATCCTGATTGCCACGCCCAGCAAGATGTTCTTTGATTCTACGTTTCTCAGGCTCATGAATAGAGATACCGATATAGGACTTATTGTTAATCGTGTTGGTGATTTTGTAGACGTAGCCCATGGAAATACTCCTTTAAAGGTGTGGGCGAGCGAACCCGCCCACATTATTGTCTTACAGACACACAAGCAACCGATCATCGGATGCAGAAACAGCATCATCCGAAACCGATAGACTCAGCGTCAATCTGCCATTCTTAATACAGACAAAACGTGTCCATGCACCTCTGCCGACAACGAGATCGCCAACAACATTGATTCTGGCATAGACTTTCGAGTAAATGCCATCCAGGTAGTTAGGAAAGAGCCACCAGTTGTACCCCCGAAGATATTGGTTCTCATACCGCACCGGACGAAAACCGCGTTGGCGTTCTGCTTTGATACGGACGTGAATCTGTGAAACGTGAAGCTCCTCCGAAATACAGGTAGGGGGCGGGAACCCACCGGGAAGTGATCTAAAATGCGCGAAAGTTGGATGCATCATTATGTCAAGCTCCTTAAAAATGTATGGGGACATCGCGCTTGACATTTCACCAGGAAGGTGTTAAAATAAAAATGCCAAGGCAAGATTGCAGATGTCCAGTCTGAAATAATTGTTTTTGGTACGGGAAGGGGTCTCATCCCTTCCCACTTATAGCCCTTCTATTATAGCATTTCCCCCAATTTAAAGCAAGAAAAAAATGCCTAACACTTTGCTGACATTCGAGGTCGAAGATCGCAGAGCCCGTGCAGCGTTTTCGCGGCTCAAGCGAGAAGTGGATTCACTTGAAAACGAGTTTATGGATACGCGCAGCGAGGCACGCGAGGCTGGCGCAGCGATCGATGCGCTGGGCGATAGATCACGCACCACCGCAAGAGACTTTAACCGGCTCGGCGATCAAGCACAACAGAGTGCAACGCACATCGATCGACTCGAAAACACCGCACGCCGTACCACTGCAACATGGCGAGACACAAATGGGCAACTGCGCGAGGCACGCGGTAGATTCACCAGTGCCGGACAAGGTGCGGATATCTTCGCGAATTCACTGGGTGGTGTCCGCGGGGTACTCACCGGCTTAGGCGCAGCACTCGCCGCACGCGAAATCTTTGAATTCGGTGTATCCTCCGTACGCTCAGCCGGGCAAATGGAGGGGCTCCTTCGAGGACTCCGAGCGATTGAAGGTACGCAGGCAGATGCCAGACTCCGGGATTTCAACGAGATCGCCAAACTCCCAGGGCTCAATACACCCCAGATTATCCGCTATTCTAATTCGCTCCGTGCCGCAGGTGCAACCACCCTGGAAGTTGATGCCATCATAACTACGTTTGGGCAAAGCATCGTAGGCTTAGGCGGTAACGCCGCAGACACTTCGCGCGCTATGCTACAGCTCACACAGGCCTTCGGTGAAAACAAAATCTCGCAAGAGAACTTTTCGACCATCAAAGAGCTCATCCCCAGTTTCAACAGGTTAGCGAAAGAGGTCTATAACACCGACGGCTCCATGGATGCCTTGAACAAGCGGTTTCAAGCCTCCGGTCAGACGCTCGGACAATTCTTGTTACCCATCCTCGCGAGACTCCGGCAGGAGATACCCGCTGCGCCGGTCGATTCTTATGCCCGTTCTGTGGACGCGCTCCAAGAGGAATTCAATCAACTCCAGATAGCGATCGGGGATAGATTGCTACCGGTCGTTTCCGGTGCCGCACGCGGGTTTGCTGAACTCTTTGATAATATCACGAACTTCATTGAAGGCACAAACGAGGCAAAGCAATCCGTTGAAGGCTTTACCACTGCGTTAAGTACGGCTACGGCTGCTGGTGCGATTAACAAGGCGTTTGAAGATCGGATCGCATTTTTGAGACAGGAAAAAGCAGCACTCGACGCTGCCGCGGAAGGACGCGCAAACTACTTCAGATTCCGAGGACGAGATACGGAAGCCGGTAGACGCTATAGCGAAATCACAACCGAACTCGACAGACTACAAGCAGCCCAGGGCAGTGTTGCTTCCCAATCCGAGTATCTCAGGAATGTTCAGAACGGACTCGTAACACAGGCGAGAGCCCTGACAACAGAAATCACTGAACTCACTAACGAAATCGACGGACGCACTGGGAAAACGGTACAAGGGTTGAATCGTCGGCTGAGAGAGAAAAGACAAGCACTCGTGGAAGTCCAAAAGCAACTCGGAACAAATGCGAACGCCCTACGCACCCTCGCATCTGCCAGCACAGCTGCGATACCTGAGATTACCGCTGTGACAGAAAATGTCGAAAATTATGCACACACACTCTCGCAATTGCGTGCCACTGCAGAGGATACGAGAACCGCTCTCAGCAATTTCAGTATCTTCTCGCCAGAACTCACGAGCGGTTTTCAGGCAGCCCTCGCAGCAAGCAACGCTTACTATGCGGAACGGATACGACAGGCAGAAACCGCACTCGCAGCAGAGACGAAAGGGACGGAAGTATTTAACACCCTGGAAACCCGGATTTTTGAACTCAAGCGACAACGGCTGCAAGCCGAACAGCAGCTACAAGCGATCCTGTCCCAAAAACGCGAAGAACAGACAGCACGCACGATCGCTGCAGAACAAAAAGCGGTCCAAGCACTCGGTGACGATTATCGTGAATATCATCAAATCCTCAGCAGCGTCATCGAGATCCAAAAAACCGCTGATTTTCGCGCACGGATAGAAGAACTCCGCGCACAAGGGTTGACGTTCCAACAGAGCATCGAACCGCTCCGCGAATATGCGGCGTTTCTCAAAGAGATTACAACTTTTGAGAACCTGAACCCCGCTGAAACAGCATATCGGGACTTTACATCATCTGTCGGGCAAGGTTTTGAAGAGGCGACGCGCCGCGGATATAGCTTTTTGGATGTAATGCGACAGATCGCAAACACTGCCTTTGCAACCGATTTAGAGGACCGCATCCCCGATCCGATCGTGCGAGGGGCCGCCATCGATGAACGCATCGCCGAGGAAGCCCGCGGACAACAAACGCTCACCGATATTCGTCAAGACGCGCTACAACAGGGGCGTACGTTCCTTAATGGAATACTCCGGAGCGAGGAGCGAGATACCCAGCGCAGCATCAACACACGTGCCAGACAATACCGGCAGTTTTCAAATCTTGTCTCTAATACTTTTATTGACCTTGCGACAGGTAGGACAGAAAGTTTTGAAAGCGTCGCGACAACTTTTATCCAGCAATCGCTGCGTATCGTTCTCAGAGCTGTGCTTGAAAATCAAATCTTGAAACGTTTGGACGATACGCTGACGGTTTCCAAAATTGCGAATATCCGAAAGGTGGCAGCCGCACAACAAGCAAACCTCGCGTTACCAGGCGTGGGCAACATTCCCGGACTCGCTAATATCGGCAGTTCGCTGGCAGGTGGCGGTGCAGCGTTGGGTGTATCTGCTTTACTTTTTCCTCAAGAAATTAAGAACACCGTGGGAGGTATTACAGATACGATTGGTAACCTACTCTCAAATGTCGCATCAGCCCCGGATAAAGCATTTGGGGCGCAACAGGTGTTCCTAAAAATCGGAGATACGGAAATTAAAGATATTACCGACATACAGGACGATTTGAGGAACGAGGCACGGCTGTAAATAGGGCATACTTAAAATCATGAAGGCTTGGTAGGGATTTAACAGTTTGGTGAATTGTTGCTTGACAAAAAGCTGTGAAAAAGGATAATAGATTACAATAGAGAAGGGGAGGCGGTCACCTCCCCAGTTACCAAAACAGAAAGGCTATTTCGATGTATTGGCATTTTTATTTTAACATATCTACCAATATGTATCAATAGAAAGGCGGATTTATGGATTTTATTGACATCCAGGAACCCCTTGTCAACAAACTCAAGCGGTTCACGAAGCCGACATTCGATCTGGATGCAGCACTCATCGCCGCCAGCGACTTGAAGTATACACTACTATACGCACTCAGTTTGCTGCTGTTCATAAATATCACAGGCTGCTCGGTCGTTCGATTCGCGGAAACTCGGATCGGATATGGGATCAAACCTGCGAATAAGACGGATTTAGATTTGGATTTTCAACTCGGTTTTAATGCGGCATCTGGTAGCCTGAGTGTAACCTTAGAATATCAGCCTTACAGCATCTATAAACCCCGAATCACACTTACGGATCTCGGTGTGGGTGTCGTCGCCTTGGGGCTCTTCGGGAAGGTTTACTACGATCATTGGAATCGCAAAAATACGTTTACTGTTTCAGATGATACGTTTGACTGGTATGGTACTGACACCTGGGAGAAAGCGGTGCTGATAGGTGTGCCTGTAGATATTCTGCTTTATTGGTGTTTTTCATATCCGTTTGACCGGAAAATGGTCAAACTTCCAAGACAACCGCTAATAGGTCATGAATACCGGATTGAGCTTCCGAATCATGGGGATATTGGTATAGATTACCGCACAACTGATGGAAATGAACAAATCAAGATAAGCGATTTTCTGTCTGAACTCAGAAATCCGCCTTACCTCCAGAACATTGAATCCCTTAAGTTTCAAGCGTCTACTGAGGTGAGTGGCAGACAATACAGGCGCGACTATACAGTTAAGGGATTCATACCGCTGCCACAACCGAAAACGAAAGCGCACTTTGTTGAGATCGAAGCAGCATGGCTCCAAAGTCGTTTAAGAGCTGGGGAACGGGCGACCTTAAGAGTGATAGTAAAAAATACTGGCACAGCGATTCTCACAGGATTTACCGTGAAAACTGTGAGTCGCGATCCTTCTCTCGATGGTTGGGAGTTAGCGTTTGGTAATATCGCAGAAGGCGCGTCAGAGACAAGGGTATTACGGTGTGTCACTGACAAGAATATACGTCCAGAAGAGACGGTATCTGTCCGCCTGCTTTTTGAGGCAGCGACAGGTGTGGTGCATCCCGAAATTGAGAAGCACCTGGAGATTATAGAATGAGCGTTCAATGAACTATTTTAGGACGCATCGCACGGTGCCAAATAGGTATATCTCTCAATAAAGATAATAGGAGCCAGCAAGTCTGATGAAACGCAAAAATTTTCTTTTTTCTTTGAACCTTTTCATATATTTCGCGTTAACCGTTTTATTTCAAGCGGCAACCGCTGAGGCGGATCTCCCTGAAGGCGCGATTGAGCGGCTCAGTCAGGGAGATTCGGTGTTCACGGTTGCATTTTCGCCCGATGGTAAAACACTCGCGAGTGGTGGTGATGATAATGCGATCATCTTGTGGGATCTTCCTGACCATCAGAAACGAAAGATCTTCACGGAACACAGTGATTCGGTGATGTCGGTTGCGTTTTCGCCCGACGGACAGCTGCTCGCGTCCGCGAGTCTTGATGGGTTCGTGAGACTCTGGGATGTTTCTAAGCAACGGAGACACACGACCTTTGCACATACACATACAGGGTGGGTGAAGTCGGTTGCGTTTTCACCTGATGGCAAAATACTTGCGAGTGGTGGTGGCGATCAGCAGGGTTCTATTATGTTGTGGGATGTCCCTAAAAACCGTCGTATCAGGGCGATCCCTGGACATAATGGCATTGTCGAATCAATTGCATTTTCACCCGATGGTCAGAAACTCGCCTCGACGAGTCGTGATAAGACTGCCAAACTCTGGTATGCTCAGGAACTGCAGCTACGAAAAACGCTCAGAAAACACCAGAATGTCGTGTATGCAGTTGGGTTTTCACCCGATGCTAAACTACTTGCGACGAGCAGCCGTGATAACACCGTCAAGCTCTGGAACGTCGCTTCTGGAGAAAGCGTTGCCTCTTTTTTTGTTGGCGGAGATCGTTATGTTTACGCCGAAGCATTAGCATTCTCGCCGGATGGAAAATACCTTGCGTTGGGTTGTGTGAATCACAGTATCATACTTTGGGATGTTGAAGCCCGCAGTGAGATCGCCACAATTCGAGGACATAACGGCGGGGTAACCTCAATAGCGTTCTCGCCGGATGGAAGTACACTGGCGAGCGGTAGCCGCGATCGTACTGTTTTGCTTTGGAATCTTGCCCATTTCAATATCATACCATCAGAGCCGATTCCTACTCCCCAACCTGTGCCTGACGCGATTGTGGAAAACACAACATCCCCTAAAAACTTTGACCCGAAACCTGCTGACGCTCGACCATCTTTGCCGGATCCTGTCGTCATCGACACAACACCTCCTAAAATTGTTATTCTCTCGCCTACAGAGTCGGTTGTGCCTTGGAATACCGAAGAACTGCTTATTCAAGGTCAAGTCAGTGACGATAACAGTATTAGCGAAGTCAAAGTCAATAGTCAAGAAGTCTGGGTCTCAGCCGCCGGGAAATTTACGACGACCGTTCCACTCAACAAAGGCGAAAATGAGATCCGTGTTACAGCAGCAGATGCACAAGGAAATAAGGACACAAACAGGTTTTCTGTCATCCGTCCAGGTCACAATCCACAACCGCTTCCGGATCCTGATCCCGACCTCGTTCCACCGACGATCTTTCTTAATGTGCCGACGCATGTAGAGACAGAAAATGCGGAATTTACTGTACAAGGTAGCGTCATTGATAACAGGGGTATCGGTGAAGTCAAAGTTAATAACACGGCGGTCTCTGTGTCCCCGGATGGCGACTTTACCGCCAAAGTGCCACTTTCCTACGGTGAAAATGAGATCCGTGTCGCTGCAGCAGACCTACAAGGGAACATCGACACCAACCGATTTACACTCTTTCGGAAATCGTCACCGATCGACACTGTGGGACCTGAGATTCGCATTCACCACCCGCGTCTACGCGGCATTCAACGTGAAATTCATATAAATGCTGCATCTGTCGCTGTTTCTGGGACCGTTACTGATGCCAGTGGTGTCTCCGAAGTAAAGGTTGACGGAACAGCAACACAGCGGACAGGTGATCAATTCACTGCGGAAGTCCAGCTGACGCATGGTAATAATGTGATTCGTATCACAGCAAGAGACAAACATGGCAACGGTTCTGATAAGGAAATTGTTATCTTCCGTCCGTATTCAGATCCGATTCTCAGGGAAGGAAAGGACTATGCACTGTTATTCGCAGTCGAAGACTATGACCATTGGACGAAACTTCATAAACCCGTTTCCGACGCAGAAACGATACAGCATGATTTAGAGACACTCTACGGCTTTGAAACACGGCTCATCAAGAACCCTACACAAGCTGATATCTTAGAAGCGATCCGAGAGTACGCTGAAATAGAGTACACCGATGACGACCAGTTGTTCATTTTCTTTGCTGGACACGGATACTTCGATGATACATTCAAAGGTGGGTATCTTGTCGCACGAGATACACGACTGCCAACCGAAGATATAGCGATGTTAAGTTACGTTTCGCACTCCGTCGTGCGAGATATTATTGATGCGATGAACTGTAAACACATCTTTTTGGTGTTGGATACCTGCTACAGCGGGACATTCGATCGGCTTATCGCCATGCGCGGCAACACAGCAGACAGGTTGCCACAACAACTCACAGCAGGTGATATTTCGCGAAAGTTTCAATATACCACGCGCTGGTACTTGACATCCGGGGGAAAGGAGATCGTCTATGACGCGTCTCCATTTGTGCATCAATTCCTTGAAGCCCTCCGCAGTAAAGGTGGCAGTGACAATATCCTAACAATTGATGAGATCTTGAGTTACGTCAGGAAACTCGTCAAACCCAAACCGCGTGCGAGCGGTTTCGGAAGCGATGAACCGGGAAGTGATTTCCTGTTCTTTTCGATAGAATGAGACGATCAACCTTTTTAAAAGGAGCACGAAGACAATGCGAAAACTTTTTTTATTTTTTCTGATTGGACTTACAACGATCTTTATATCATCTGCGAGCTGGTCCCTACCGAGCTGGGTTGTCTATGAACTGAAGAAATATCCGCTTGAAACATATCTCTTTCATGTCGGCAGGAGTGATGGAACCGGTGAGGTTGCCTTCAGAACAGCGACCGTTGAAGCGCAAAAAAAAGTCGCTGAAAAGATTCTTGAAAAAGTCTCGGACATCATTGGCTATAGCACAGGTGACTTGGAATATAAGATGGCCCGGGAACACTATAGTGCGGTTTTAGAGGATTACTCCTCACAGCGTCAAGAAAATCCGGCACTCAACCTGGAAGGCTTTAACATTCGGAACCTTTCTGTTGATATGGCGCGCACGGATCAGGAGACGTATGCCTTTGTCTACATTAAGCGGGACGCACTCAAAGCCCTCTACGCCAAACGCGCAGAAGAACTACAAGCAAGAATCTCACGCCAACTTAAAATTGCCAGAGCTTTTGAGGATGACATGGACATCGAAGGTGCTATCAGAAACTATTTGTTCACCTATCCGCTCTATGAATCGCTCAAGGAAGCAGAAATTATTCAGATCGGTGCGCAATACATGCCGGATTCTCGAAAAGCGTTCAGACGGATGGCAGCTGCAGCGACACGAACCAGTGATGAACTCTGGTCACATCGGCAAGTGATTCGGCATGTCGAAAAACTTACCAAAAACGTTATCGTTAACTTTGAGGATGTTTGCCGAAGCGTCAATTCTCAACTCTCACATCAGAAATTCTCGTTGCCTGGAAGTGTCGCGGTGTATCCGTTGATTTATCAAGATTCCGAGATGTCGAGCCCATTGGCAGAAAAGTTCACCGATTACTTTCAGAAGGAAATGGACTGGACAACCATTGACCCGATGAGCAATCCAGATGTATCACTGCGGCTGAGTCCGACCTGTTGGGAAAACGGTGATGAAATTACGATCCGAGCGATAATGCGCAATGCCAAAACAGGTGAGTTTCTCGCCAGTGCCATCGTACGATATTTGAAATCCCAACAGCGCGATGCCTTGGCGTATAAACCACGTGGATTGGAGCAATTGCTGATTGAAAAACAGGCTTTCAAACCTCGATATTATACAATCGAAAAAGTCGAGAGTGATGTTGAAACCTCAAACGCTGAATCCCTCATCGAACACACGGTTGCTCCGATCGGCGGTTTAGAAGTTGAGGTCTGGACAGGTGAAGGGCGTGATCATGTCGTTTACACCGAAGGCGATCAGGTCAAAATATTTGTGCGCGTCAATCAACCGGTGTACCTCCGATTGCTCTATACGCTTGCCGATCAAAGACGGGTTTTGCTGATTGACAACTTTCATATCCAACCATCGGAGGTAAATCGTCCTGTGGAAGTCGGCAATTTCCGGTGCATCCCGCCTTTAGGAACAGAATTTTTGGTTGTCGCCGCACGCACAGAAGAATTCCCAGCGATCCAGACGCGAACCGAGGGGAAATACAACCTCTTGGTCGATTCAGATGCTGAATCCGCTGCGCAGAGTTTTCGAGGGCTGCCCCGCGGGCTGCAACTCATACCTGAAGCATCCAGTGAACAGCAACTTATTGATCCAACAGAAAACGATGAACATCCCACTTTTCAGCAAAGTGAGGCACAACTGATACTCACGATCATGGAGAAATGA